CAAGGCTTTGGTCCGACGCCTGAATCGTGATCGAATAATTGGATTCGTTGAGGAAGACGTAGGACGGATTTTGCCCGTTCACGATAACCCCGCCGAGCGTGCGGAGCGGTTGCGGCGCGGGAATCGACTTGGCCTTGTCCCAATAAAGTTGAAGCTGATTGGCCGCTTGCGTCGGATCGGTGCCGACTGCCCCGACATAGACATAACCGCCGTCGAGAAGCGCGCCGCGCCCGTCGAGATAGAGGGGCATCGGGTTGACGAGCTTGGTCATGCGGGCAGGATATTGAAAGGCTCCGGCCCGCGCGTTTGAACAATTGCAGCGCTATTGCGGCGGCGGGGTAAGCGGGCTGCTCGAAAGGTTCGGCAAATTGAGCGGCTGAGTTGGGGTGTTCGCCTTCCGGCGGCCTTCGGCGGCGGCGATATGCGGAATGACGGGGGCGGCCCCGCTTGCGAGGGCCTGTCCGGTCGGGCTGGTAAAGCCACGCCCCGGCTTGGTCAAAATCCGCTGCCCGAGCCGACTATAGAGCCCGCCAAGCGTCGCCGCCTTGAGTCCCCACCAAGGATGCTGCACGCCCTCCATAATCATTGCCATCGTCCCGATGCGCCCCGCCGAACCGCTGTCGGGAACCGTGCTTGGAAGCACGTTCTGAGCCGCCCGTTGCGAACCGAAAAAGCTGCTATCGCCCGAAGCGGTGCCAATCCGGCCCATCGCCCTGATGGATTGCGCCTTGTCCGCTTGGCCGAGTTGCGACGGCAGGAAGATGCCGTTCTTGTTGCTCGCCGAAAGCACGGCATCCGCGACCGTTCCAAGCCGGGCCTGTGCCACCTTGGCCGCATTGTAGGCTGGCATTACTTCGGGGGTCTGCCGCTTGAACATACCAAAGAAGGAATCGCGCACATTATCAATCGCGGGGCCAATGATGCTGCTCTGAACATGGTTCCCGTAGTCTTTTTTGATTTGCTGCAAGACCCGGTCGATGGTCTGCATATCCTCGCCGGTAAAGCTGGTTTTCCCTTCCGCGAAAAACGGTTTGAGCGCCGTGTAAACCTGTTGAAACAGTTGCGGGCCAACAGTCTCAATACCGTGAAGATCATCCATTGAATTGCCCAAATCGGTGGAAAAGTCCTTGTCGGGCGTCACTTCCTTGCCGTTGAGTGCGCTTTCAAAAGCCTGAGACACTTTCTCTTGGGCCGAAGCGACGCCTTCGTTGGCAATCGTGCCATTCGCCTTTTCACCAATGGGCGCAAGCGCGTGGTCGAATTGGTTTTCGTTATATTTCTGAATGGCCTGCATTTTCCGGGCAGTAATCATTTCGCCGACACCCGGAACGCTGGTCAGCTTGTTCTCGGTCCCCTTGATGATTTTGCCAGCTAGGCCGCTCTGTCCGTATTGGTCGCCAATTGTCGTCGGAATGCCCGCCGCATTGACTGCCGCAACATCCTCATTGGCGGCGGGGCTCGCGGAGGCTTCAACCGGCGCGGCAACGGCCTGACCCCCCAAGCTCCCCACTAAGGCCCCTGCCGCGCCTTCCGCGCCACCCTCCAGGCGCTCGCCAAGAGTCGCCGGTTTGCCCCCCGGCCCGTAGTTTGTCGTGCTGGCTCCGGTGCCCCCGCCATAGGCCACATCGGCGGCAGTCGTCGGCACCGCCTTTTCGGCGAGCGGCGCGAGGGATTCCGCGACCGTGCCCGGCCCGCCGCGCGATAGGGCGGCTGCTGCCGCGTCGCCAAGCCCGGCGGCTCTTGCGGCGGCGGCAAGCCCGGTGGCGGTCGCGGCTCCCCCCAAAACTGTGCCAACGGCAGTCGAAGCCGGGTGCGCGGCGGCGGCTGCCGCCTGTGCTTGGCGAAACTGATCTGAATCGCGCCCGTAAAGGGCGGCGATTTTGTCGAGATTGAACCCGGTGGAAGCGTTGAGCGCGGCATTGACGCCTTGCCCAATATCGCTGCCCCAAAAGTTTTGCTCGGCGGTGTTCGGCACCTCGCGACGCTCTAGGTCAACGATATAATTGCCCTTGTAATTCTTGCCTTCGCCCTGTTGCCAAGCGGTGAGCGTCGCGACCTTGCCCGCAAGCTGAGCGAGTTGCGCCGGGTCGGTTTCCTTGGTCGAGAGATAATGCAGGATCGCGCCAGCGGGCATCCGCGCTTTGAGCATTTCGTTAACGGTGGCGTTCACCCCGGCTAGGTTCGGGTCGTTCTCCGAATGCGTGCCGCCCTTTTCGCCATAAAGGCCGGTGTCCTGCCCGCGAATGAATTGGCCGCTGGTATCGTGAATGATGTTCCCCGCCGCATCGAAATTCGGAACATTGTCGCGGACAAGGCCCGGTGTGCCCGGTGCCGGTGGCGTCGGGCCGCCCGGTGTGCCGCCGCCAGCGCCGCCCGGCGGCGGGGTTTGCGAGCCGGTTGCGCCTTCGGCGGCGGCCTTCTGAGCGGCTATGTCTTGCGGCGAGCCTGCATGGTTGCCGGTCCAAAGGAAGGTCGGTTCGAACGCCTGATCGCGGCTGAGCCTGCCCCCGGCGGCGACATAGGCAGGCCAAGTGTTTTCAATCACCTGATCCATGTTGCGCTGAAACGAAACCGGGTCTTGCGTCGGGTCCAGATTGACGTTGACGTTTTTGGCCGCCTGAAACTCTTGCTGATTCCATCGGCCTGGCGTCACCCCGGCGGCTTTCAACCGCTGCATTGTGTCGAAGGCTTGGTTTGAGCCGACAATGCCTAGATCGCCTTTGAATGACGAATAAGGCCCCGGCAAATGTTGTGTAAATTCAGCGGGGGTGCCGGTGAAGCCCCAACCATTGATTGAGCGCTCCTTGGAGCGTGCCGCCGCCTGCATCTGCCCCAAAAGCTGATTTTGAAGCTGTAGGTCGGTCGCCGCCTGTTGCGCTGGCGTTTGCGCCGCCGCTGGCTCTTTGTTGCCCTCAATCGGCTCCCATTTGCCGGTGTTGCTCACCCGATAGGGAATCTTCGGATCGAGCGCGACGCCTTGCGCGATGGCCTGCTGAATCTCTTGGCCGGTAGCGTTGTGAAACACTTCCTGTTGGGGCGGGGGAGCTGGTTGCTTGTCGGGGCTTAGCTGCTCGCCGCCGCCAAGCGGGCGCGGCGCGGTAGTGCCGGGCTGTGCAACCATGCCGGGCTGAGCGGCGGCGGGCTGAGCCTGCCCCGAGAGAGGAGCGTCCTTGAAAAGCTCATCAGCCGATGTGTCGGTGGGGCCGCCATCGCCGCCGCCCATCCCGATACCCTCGAGTCCTGCCATCAGGTCCATTACAGCGTCACTCCCGCCGTTGCCGCGCGCTGCCTAACCCAATTGGGGTCCGCGCCTCGCGCGATTGCCCGTTGCGCCGCTGCCCGAACCTGTGCCGGCGAATGCCCGCCCATCCCCCGCGAGGGTGCGCCTTCGGTAAGGCTTCGGATCGTGTTTTGGCCGTAGCTGTTGAATTTTTGGGTCGCCAGTTTGACGGCGGCGGCCATCCCGTTTTGCGGGGTATCGAAATGGGCATAGCCTTTTGCCGCGCCGATGTAGCCGGGCTGGCTTTTGGCCCAAGCGCCATCCTGAATGTTGAGCGGATTGTTCAGCGTCGCACCGATGCCCTTTTCGGTTTGGGAATACGCCTGCATGACCTTGGGAATGTCGGCGGCGGTATAGGGCTGGTCGATTCCAAATCCGGTCGCTTTCGAAATGACGCCTTCCTTGTTGTCGAGCATCGAGCGGGTGTTGCCATTGCCGAGCGGAGTCCAGCCGTGCGCGCGGGCTTCTCCGGCGGCGGCGACTGCCGGTGTGCCGCCGGTTGTGCCCGAGCCCGCCGCCGGTAGCGCGATGCCGTTATTCTTGTAGTAATCGCCAAACTGGACGAGCCCGTTGGGAGTGACGAAGGGCAGGCCATAAACCGGCTCTTTGGCGCGGGTTACGCCGTTCGCGTCGGTATAGGTCGCGGAGCCCGGCAAGCCCTGTCCAACCGCCTTTGGCGCGGTCGGGTCGCTGGTGTCATAGAAAATGCCATTGACGTTAACGAGCTTATCTTTCTGGCCGGGGCTGCCCGCGCCGGGGAAATACTCTTTGGCCGCGTCCAGGAATCCCGGCTTGTCGCCCGCAACCGCATAGGCGTGCGCGAAGATTTGACCCATCGCCGCCTTTCGCTGGTTCGGATCGCGAAGCTGAGCGGCGAGCGCCAAGTCGGCCTGACTGTTGCCCGGATCGCTGGCGGCAATCTGTTCCAGCGTTTCGGCGGCTTTCTCGGGGTCTTGTTGGGCCTGAAAGAAGATGCCCGTCATTTGCTGGAATTTTTGCTGGTTTTGAGCCGCGTTGTTAATGTCGTAGCCCTTGCCAAGCGCATCGGCGAACTCGGGAAAACTCGTGACTAGATTCTGGAATCCCGGTGCCGATGGGTCGGCCTGATATGCGCTTACGGCGCTCTGATACGCCTGCTGCCGCGCGACCTTGGCCGCGTTCTCCTGTTGTGCGAGCGCCAGTTGACCCTGCTGAACGCCTAGCTGCCCCTGTTGCAGCGCCGCCAGTTGCGCGTGCTGCATAATGTCATTGATGTTCGGCACGTTGGCCGCGTAGGTCATCGGGTCGTATGAATAAATGTCAGGCGAGCCGGGCATCAGAAGGTCAAACCTGGTGCAACGAAATTGGCCTCCGGCAAGCCCTCAAACGCTGTGTCGAAATTGAGCGGCGAGGAGCCCATACCAAAGATATTCATGCCGCGGCGGCTGCCGCTCAAAGCGCCAAGCAAGCCGCCGGTCCCGCCAGCCGCGCCGCCGCCGAGCATGTTGCCAAGGCCGCCGAGCGCGCTCCCCAAGCCAGCGCCGCCACCAAGGAATGACAGTGCGCCGCCTTCAAGCAAGCTGCCGAGCCCCGACCATGCGCTATTCGCAAGCTGCCCGCGCGTAAGAATGTCCTGTGCCTGTGCCTGGCCCTGTCCGACTTGAAGGTTGCCAATGGCACTGGCGTTTTGTGCGCCAAGCGCGCCAAGGCTTTCGGTCGGCTGCAATCCAAAGCCCTGCGCCGCCGTGCCCAAGTTCGCCATTTGCTGCTGAATCGTTTGGGCGAGCGTCTGTTGCCCGAGATTGTAAAGGGCGGTGTCGGTATTGCCGCCGCGAAGGCCGCCGGTCGCCGATGCGTTCTGTAGGACGGCATTTTTGCCCTGATTGTAGAGCGACTGAAAATAGGGCGAGTTTTGAAGGCTGGTAATCGCGTTCTGCTGGACGGTGCCCCCATTCAGCCCGAGCAAATTGCCATAATTGTTGAGCGCGGCGGTGCCGGTGTTGATGAACGGCTGATAGTTGGTGCTGGTCTGCCCGAATTGGGTGTTCAGCGTCCCCATCGCATTGTTCATTGCCGCAACTTGGGTAGCGGCGGCCTGTTTGCTGGCATCTGCCAGAGCGCCACCGGCAAACAGATTGGCAAAGAGTCCCATGCGCCGAAAATACCGACGGCGGCTCGGGCTCGCGTTTGAACAATTGTTGCGGCCCTATGTCAGGCGAACGTGAAGCACTCCGCTGGCCTGATAAATGCCGCCAATTGGCACCCCGGCGCTGGCGGCGGCGGCATCATTCGCGGCGGCGACAAGCGCCCCGCTGTCCTTGTCGCTGATGATGGTGCCCGCGTGCGGCAGGGCGAGGGTGACTGTCGCTTGCGCGTTCAATGTCACTTGCGGGCCGCCCGACCGGACAACCGTTGGGTCAACGTCGATTTTGAGGCTGCCGGAAGTGATATTGAGGTCTGTGCCGTCACCAGGCGTCAGCACATATTCATGGTCGAACGCATCGTTTTTGCTGAGCGTAACAACCGTCGCATCGTTGAGTGCGCCGGTCGCGGCGACACTGTTTGAGAGAACATCCGAATGTTCCGCGACGACTTGCGCTTGCGCCTCAAAGGCGTTGAGCAAGCGCGGATCCTGGCCGAAATACTTGGCGAGCAATTCGCGCGGAACGGGGAGAGCAACCGTCATGCGGCAAGCCCGGTGAGCTTGGCCTCACAGGCGGAAAAGCCGGGGAGTGCCGAAGTCAGGCCGCGAACGCGCATCCCGAGATAAGTGCGAAAATTGGTTCGGGGCCGCCATTGGAGCCGTTTGTAATGCTGCCCGGCGCGGCCAATGTGAATCCCGCGCTCCGTGGTGAAATTCTCACCGTCGCGGGTGAGCGAAAGGAAAATCACGCCATCCTCGACGGGCGGGGCGCGACCGGGCAGGCCGACAAGCTCTAGGGCGTGAAGCACGCCGCCCATCGCGCCGCCATAGATCAGGCCCATGTCGAACCGCCATTGGGCCTTCTCGCCAAAATGCGTCGAAACGGTGTCGCTGAGATTGCCAAGCTGTGCCGTTTCGGTGTCGCCAACGATAGTGCGCCCATAGGCATTGACAGGGCTTCGGAGCCGATACGGATTCCCGATGCCACTTTGCGCGTGATACCAAACCGGCTGCCCCAAAAGCTGACTTGCCCGGTTCAGATAGACGAGTGTTTCGTTCGGCAGATGAACGAGCAACCGCTGCTCGGATCGGCTGGTCCGGTTTTCCAGCACAATGCCGCTCGGGTCGGCAACGGCGGCTAAAGCATCGTCAATCTCGCGGGTGGAAATGCGCGTCGCGCTGCCATATCCGGCGAGATAGATGGACAAGGCTTCGTTTCGCTTGCTGCCGACGAATGCGAAGCTGTCGGCGAACAGACATTTCGCCATCGCCCCGACGCACCCATAGGGAATCATCGCATAGGGAATGTTCTGGTAGGGGAAGCCAATCCCGCCGATGTTCTGGTAAACCTGAATAGTGTAACGGTTGAGCGCGTGCGCCTCATTGCGCCACTTAATCAGGCCGATGATAGGATCAGGGTCGTCTTCGGCGCTGCCATATTCCAGCGGGTCAACGGCGGTCGGGTCGGCAAGCTCGGTGACGACAAGCGAATTGCCGTCCGTGGTCATAAAATAACCGTCGATCCACATTACGTCCAAGACTTGCCCAAGGTTCGGATCGGTCACTTGGGTGAGCGCTGTCCCATCCCAATAATACAGGTAGGTGCCGCTTCGGATCGCCAGCCGGTCGAAGCCTTCCGTGAAGGTGACGGGCAGGCCATCGTTGCCAACATCGCCCAAAGTCACAAGGCTGTCGTCGTGATTATGCTGGACGAGCTTGCTGCCCATGACGCGAAAGTGAACATCCTTGAACACATAGGCACCGCGACTGATGCCCGGCCCGGTGGCAAACGCGGTCGCCCCGGCAGTCGCCCGAAGCTGCCCCTTCGCGATACCGCTATCCTCGGACAACGGCTCTAGGTTGAGCGGGTAGCTGGTATGAAACTCACCAAATTCGTCGGCGCTGATGCCGGAAAGGAGCGGCACCTTCATGGCGTCCAGCCGCCATTATCCCCACCATCATCGCCACCGTCTGACGGGTGCCAATCGCCGCCGCCGCCGTCAATGTTCGGCCACTCCTGTGCATCATCAACGAACGGGCCGTAATAGAGTCGGCGGTGCATTTCGCCGAGCCCGCGCGGGGTGAAGCTGTCGCGAGGCATCCGTTCGATGCACGCATAATGGGCTTCAAGGAGTCTCAGGCTTCGCGAGAGATTGCCCTTGGCCTCGCCGGTAAGCGCCGCGCCCATCATCGGCGCAACGCGGAGCGCTAGGTGGCTGGCAACGGTGTTGAGAGTCCAAATCGGGATGCCACTCAATTCATCGGCATTGCCAACGCCGTAGGGCGGTTGGTCATATCCAAGGTCAATGCCCCGCATGACCTTCCATTCGGCCATCATCCCGTTCAGCCTGGCGAGCGCGTCATTCACTTCCTCGGGGGTGCGGCCAAACTCGTAACCGGCCATCGCGCATTCACTGAACGCCTGCTCAACGATCATTCGCTTGGGCGGCCCCGCGTCCGAAATGTCGAGAATGACGGTCACTTGCGCTTGCCCAAAATGCGGTTCGCCTTGGCGAAGATTTTAGCCTTGCCCGACGCCGACAATTTGCCCTTTTTGACCATCTGAGTTGCGCGCGCCTTGGCGTTCGCGGCATGGGATTTGTCAGGCATCGGATATTTGCGGCTGCCGGGCAGGCCAAAGCTGCTTTTGGGCAGGGCGTTGCGCTTTTTGGCTTTGAGTTTTGCCACTGCCAGAATCTACGGCTCGGGCATCGGCCCCGCGTTTGAACAATTATTTGGAAGGTGGCGGGTTTTCAGCGCTTGGCACCCGCCGGGCCATTATTCCCCGGTTTCGACCGGGGGCCTCACATATACCGGGGCCGCATCGGCTTTTTCTTGTAATGCTGGATGATGCTCTTTGGCGGCTTCGTGTAGCCTTTGAGCGGGGTGTGGCCCTTCTGATGGAGCGCCGCCCGGCTCGCCTTGTTGGACTTGAAGGCGTTTTTGAGTGGCATCGCTTTTCCCCTTTCGGCGGGCGGCCCGTTTGGCGCGCTCCGCACGATAGTTTCGTTTCCTTTTGATCGGCGGCGGCACCCTAAATTCGGGCTCGGGTTCCTCGGGCTCGGGTTCCGGTTTCGGCTCCAGTTCCTCCGGCGGCGGTTGCTCCGCTTTGGCGCGCTTTCCTCCAACCGGTCTGATAGACCAACCATCCGCAACCGCCGCGTCATGTTCGGCCTCGTCGTTCACAATCAGGCCGTCACAGTCGATCCCCCAAATCCGGTATTGCGAACCGGGCCGATAAAGAATGCGGGGATATTCGTCGGCCATGCCTTCCTCCAAGCCGGATCGGGGCGCATGGGAAATAACCCACGCGCCCCGTTTTGGCTAGACTTGGTTGAACATTTCCGCGCCCGCCATCTGAGGCGCGGTCAAGGCCGTTCCGAAGTCAATATCCCACCGCGATTTCACGGTGAGGTCATTGATGCTGCCCTGCCGGGTGTAGGTGATGTTGATTCCAAGGTCGGTCGTCGCCTGCATCACTTGCCATCCGTCCTGAGGCTGAACGATGAACGAGCCGGGCACCAATAGCAGCGCTTCCTTGCGGAAGAAGGGATTGAGGTAGTCGGTAACGGTGTTGAGCCAAGTGAGCGCCGCGCCGGTTGCCGGGGTCGCGGTGCAATTCTGATATTCCTTCTCAATGCCGCTGCCGCCCTGATTACTGATGATCGGCGGATAGATGAGAAGGTTGCCCGCGCTCGGGATGCCGACAACGCGATAGGTTTGAAGCTGGCCGGTGTCCTGCTTCGTAATCATGTGCACGCTATTGACGCCCGGCAGGGTGAAGGCGTCGCCCACCTTGATATTGGCGAAGGTGCCGCCGGTTACGGCAAGGACTTGGCCGCGATTATCGACGTTCGAAATTTCGCCGGTCGCCGCCTGTGAATACGCCTTGGGGACATAA